CTCGCCCCGCCGGGCGTTGTGCTCCTGCTTGAGCAGCTTGTAGGTCGTCAAAGAAGGCATAATATTTTTCCTTTCTGCGCACGGAAAACAGCCGTGCATCCTGCCGCAGGGAGCGTATGCTCTCGCTGCGGATACAGAGTCGGGATATTACAGCGGCGAAGCGCTATAATAGTTACAAGATCAGCATCGCATCCCCCATACTGACGGGAGTCGGGATGCCAGCATGGAAAGCAGCGAAAATGCGTGTGTTTTCAAAACGCAGGAGCGCCACTGGTTCCGTCTGAAACGCTACCTTTGCAGCCAAAGATTGTTTGTATCTGTGCAGCAAAAAGACCCCGTGTGGGGCCTTTTTGCTCGGTATAGTGCCGCATATCCCTATTGTAACAGATGCTTACCGATAATGCAACTGCTTTTTGGACGACATCAGCGGCCGAGCGTAAAGCTCACCCCGGCAAAGTCATCTGCGGTCAAGACGTAGGTTCCGTTGTCCCACGCCTCGTTGACAAGCATCTTGGCTTCTTCCCAGCTCGCCGCTTCGACGGGTACGACCTTCTTCAGGTATTCGACGATGACCACATCGTAGGTGCTGGTCCGGGGCGGAAGCGCTACCTTTGCGCGTTCCATCATCATGCCCAGAATCAGCTCGTCCTTCTGAAGCTCGCTGAAATAGTCCGGGTCACCGCCTTCTTTTCCCGCTTCCTCCAGAAGAAGCTCGCTGTTCATCTCCTGACAGAAGTCGATGCAGTCCCGGATGGTGTACGGCTGATCGTTGTCGGCATTCTCGCCGTCCTGATTGTCATGCAGGGCGAGATGGAACTTGTCATCCATCATCAGGCTGTAGTCATGCCCCTCCAGATAGCCCAGCAGCACTTTGGCCTCAATGGCGGCAAGCTCAACACCCTGCCGGACAGAAACGGCCATCAATTCTTCGGACTTCGTAATCAGCGTCATATAAGCGCTCTCCTTTCATTCCATACAGACTTTTCCGACCGAAAGCAGATACGAACACCAGCCGTAACTGATGCCGAGGTCTTTTGCCTTTTCGACCACCTGAGTGATGCTGTACTTCGGTTCCGGTCTTTTTGCGAGCAAAAGTTCCTCCAGCATCCTTTCCTCCAGCGCTTCCTGCTTCCGACGTTCAGCTTGAGCAAGGCTGCGTTCCAGATAATGCTCGCGGTGCTTGAGATAAGATTTGTGGGATTGTGCGGCCTGACGTTTCTTTACGCAGTCAGGGCAGAACTTCTGGCGGTTCTTGGCGTTCGGTATGTCCCGTCCGCACATCTCGCACTTTGGGGTACTCATCTGAAAATCCTCCCGGAATCCTTGTCCATAAGAACAACCCGGCCCACGATCTCGAACCCGGCGAGATCGGCCACCTGCTTCAATGCGCTGACCAATGCGCTGATGGTGCGCATCCGGGCAGCTTCAAGCTGTTCCTCCTTGCGGATGTTCTTGTGTGCCTCATACGGCGTCGGGTCGTTGTAATGCTCGCTGTTCTTCAGTTCCACGGTCGGCACCTCCTCATCAACAGATCATCGGAATCAGAAAGAACCACAACGGGTACGTCTGCCCAGTTACGATAATGGCCGCGACAATCGCAGCTCCAACTGCCAGCCACTTGGCTGCATCAGACATTTCAGCCCACATTAGTTTTTCCCTCCGTTTCAAGGTCTTTGTACGTTTTTTCCATCATCCGCTCTGAAAAATACAGCGCTTCAGCCAGTCTTCCCTCAACGATCATTCGTTCGGTGCAGGGCGGAAATTTGGAGCATTCAAACAGCGCTTTTCTGACCGCATAACGAAATCCATCACTTGCAATTCTGAGGTCAAACATTTCTTTACGTGTCATTCTGCTTTTTCCTCCGGCGCTACAGGCAACGGCATCCAGAACGGAACGTCCACAGGGTGAAAAATTGCATTCTCCCAATATGTGATGTCAACGTGCTTGACCGCGGCTCCCCAAACAATGATTCTTCCGAGTCTGTCAGCATCCGCTTCTGCCGGCGGGTCATACTTGGAATTTCTCCAGCATTGACCGGCCACTTCCTGCGGGGTAGCTTCTGGCTGGGTGTCGATATAGTTCTCAACATCCCGTAATGTGTGGATATGGCCTACCTTCATACCCATGCGCAGGAACTCTTTCAGCATCTCAGCTTCAAGATACCGTTTCTTACTCATAAGGCGTCGTCCTCCTCTGCCTCAGCAACGTAGCACCAGCTCTGGGGCGGCTTGCTCAAACAGCAGCCATTGATTGCGCAGGTCGGAGGGAGCATATAGCTTCCAGACGGCTGATAATGCTCGCAGCTCTCATTTCCACAGACATCGGTTCCGTTCATGCCATGAAAGTCATGCCTAGAAAAGCCGGACAAGGACTTGGGCTGGTCATAAATCTTCAGGTCGGAGATGTGCCACGCATACAAATCTTTACGGTCCATAAAAGATGTAGCTTTTCTCCAGCCGGCATATTCTTTGACTTGTTCCAAGGACAGGCAGCTACCAGCAGTTACGTCTTCGATGTCTTCCTTGACCAGCCACGACTTGCCAAAGTAAAAGCGTATCTTGTCGCAAGTAAACTCGCCGATGACGTTTCCGACAGGCTTTGTGCAATAGATATAACACTTGAATGGCATTTTCAAACTAGGGCGATTTTTGCGGATTTCAACGGTCTTTTCGCCGTTAAGAATCTTCTCGCACCACTCCGGTCGGATGCTGATGAGGACTGCTTTATTCTTCAGGGACATCGACTTTCTCCTTCTTCATCAAGCGGTACTTCCAGCGGGCGAGCTTCTGCTCCATAATCTCAACTATGGTGTCTCCGACATCATCGCACATATTGCAGGGGTCGTCATCGTCCAGCTCACCGCCGAACAGTACGATGGAGCAAAGGTAGATGTCGGCAAGCTCCTCAACGAGGTTGCTGAAGGCTTCCTCCTCGGACACTGGCGTAGGATTCACACCATCGCGGGCGCGGCGGAGTTTCAAGGCCGCTTTGGCGGCTTCGGAACACTCCTCTGCAAGCTGGGCAAGCAGTTCTTCTTCCGGCAGAAGATTGAATACGGCATCGTTCTTCATGACTTAAACCTCCTCCCAGTTCAGCGCTTTTCCGCACTGGCCGCAGAACTTGTTGCGGTTGCCGTCCTCGTTCTTCAGGTAGTCCCTGCTCCCGCAGTACGGGCAGGTGAAGTCAAAAATAGCGCCGGGAGCCAGCGGCACTTCAGGAATCTGCATCTTCAGGGCCACCATGCCCATCCGGCAGGCTTCCTGCACGGTTTCGAGGCTGTCGTAGTCCTCATAATGGGTGGGGTTGAGGATTTCGGCTGCGCGTTCATTGGTCATTTCTATCACCTTCCTTTGCCTGACTCACAAATGCGGAAACGTCGATAGATGCAATATTCATGCCATGGTACACATCATCGGCGAAGGCTTTATCATCGTCATTGAGAACTGCTTCCAGCGCGTCAACTGTGGCCTTCAGAGCTGCAACAACAAGCTGCAAATCAGCACGCATATAGCCCTGTGCAAATTCGCAAATGCCGTCGGTCATTTCGGCAAGCGCGTCATTGATGAGTTTCTTTGCGTGACTGTCGGCGCCAAGCGAGAGGAGCAGCCCGGCCTGAGCAATATAAGGAACATTTTTTGAAAACATAAGCATATAAAAACTCCTTTCTTATACGAGCCACTGGCTCATCCAACTATCGAACTCACTGAAGCGGAAGATGCGCAAGGCACGTCGCTGCTCAAGTGAAACGGCAAGCCACAAATCAAAAAGCGTTGCATCGTACATCTTCGTATCAACGCACAGGTCATTGTGCATACAGTACGCGGTCCACAGGGCCATGAGCTGACTGCGACAGACGGCGTTGCGAAAGTCTGTCGTGTCATCCTTGACGTAATCAACGAGGAACTGCCATTCGGACTTCTCGGTCATCCAGATCACCTCCAATCTTGTAGGTCTTTCCACGGCTGCGGCCAGTCCCCTTGCGGTACTCTGCAATCCAGACCGTCTTTCCGCTCTTGTAGTGGCGGAAGTGGCCTCTCACGGTAAAGGAGCAAGCCGGGCTTGCATGGTGGCCTCTGGGAACCGCTGTGAGCTGTTTTCCGGCCGAGTGAATGATGTATGTGGTGTTGGCTGTATGCGGCTTTGTGGAGCCTATGCGCTTGGCGGGAGCCTTTGTTGAGGCGGCGGATTTCTCGCCCCTGATGCCGACCGCTACATACGTCATCAGCGCCATCAGGGAACCATACACGGTCAAAGCGCCCTGTTCGGTTTCGGCGGGGTTGCAGTCCGCAGGGAGCGTACTCACTTTCTTCTTCCACAAGCCGTTGCCCAGCGGAGCGAAGACAACGTGGCCGAGCTTCCGGGCCGGGCTGTCGAGGTAGAGCTTCAGCTTCTTGTCAGAGCGGAAGCACTTGATGGAGATGCCGCTCTCGACAATCTGGATTTCCACTTCTCGCAGGGGAACCGGCATCGAACGAACCAGATCGTTGTGCTCATCTCTCCATGCGAGGAGCTTTTCGATGTCTGCCGCTGTGACCACAATCTTGTCCATCATCGTGCATCCCTCCCAACGAATGTGCCGGCATAAAGCCGCCCGCCGATCATGTAGTGGTAGTATTCATGCCCACGCTGGATGTCGGCCTGTCTGCCGGGCATGGGCCGCAGAACCAGCGGATGCCCAGCAATCTGCACCACATATTCTCCGGCTGGGATGAGCGCCGCCATCCACGGCTCCACCGGACTGGCCCGCGCCGGGCATCCATCCATACAGCAGGTGGCGGTTACCTGCTCCACGTTCATGGTGAACATGGAAAGCTGCTCATAGCCACTCATAATCACACCCACGCCGGTTCGACGGGCGACTCAGGCAGGCTGCACAGCCAGTCGATCACATCCTGCGGGACTTCTTCCGTCAACCACGAGTGGCCGTACTTGTAGCCGCAGACCGGGCAAGGCTTGCCGAGAATGCCATCAGGGTGTTCCTCAGGATGGAGCCAGCCGAGGGCCTTTGTTTCGGTCGCACCAGCCATTCCGGGATAGAGAGGCTTCTGCGGTTCGTAATACAAAGCTGCATCGCCAGAGATTTCGTGAGGAAGCGTAAGGCTGTACGGCAACTTAGCAACTTCGATCTGGTTATCGTTCAGGGCTGCGGTCATGCCATCGCAGAGCATCTTCCACGAGCTTTTCTTCATGGATTCCTGCCGCCGAAGGGTTTTGCTGTTCAACCGGTAGTGGTACAGCGTGACAGGCGTGACAGCCAGTTTGTCCCAGCCAAGTTCTTTCTGGTGCTTGCAGTACGGCCGCATATCGTTCAAATGCCACTCGTCCCAGATGGAGCAGAACTTGTCGAGCATTTCCCGCGTCCATTTATCGCAGGGGTGGCCTTCTCGGATTGCATCAACGCACTGACCAGCACCGCCACTGCAGTTCCCGCTCGGCATGGGGCCGATAACGCCGGTGATGCTGAGTCTGCCATTCTCAAACTGGATTTTGCAGAACGCCCGTGCGGTAGCTTCATTGCCTCTGCGGGTGTAGACCTTACAGAAACACGGACTGACGACCTTTTTCATATCATTCTCTCCCCTTTCGTGCTTCTTCTGCAATCTTGTCAATGTTGCGGTTGAGCAATTCGTTCATGTCCAAGAGCCGCTGTTCGAGGATTTCAAAGAACTGCTTCGTGACGGTCTCCCTGCTGATGACGCGGCAGTTGCAGTGGACGGCGAGAATCACGTCATCAAACGTAATGCCGTCCAGCAGGTTATCGCAGGCTGCTAAGTCATCGCCAAGAATCCATTTCCGTTCTTCCATTCGGACCTCTCCTTTCAGATGGATGCGCAGAAGTCGCCGAGCTTCTGCCACAGGTGGAACGTCTTCCGGCTCATCTGCACGGTATCGGGAACGCCCCGGCCAACCGTCCAGTCGTGAGCCATGCGGAACAGCCGCCCTGCGGCCTCCCGCTCCGATTCGCTGAAGTCGGCCAGCCATGCCCTGCGGCGGCGACCGCTGCTCCAAGTGCAGCCGTAGCGAACCATGCAGATGAGGTCGTACGGGATGTTCGCCCGGACTTCCTCAACGGTGAGCTTCATCATCCGCTTTGCCATATCACTCATCCTCCTTAATCCTGAAAAAAGCCATTGCGCTTGCCTTGATGCTGCTCGGCCATCCGTCCGGGTAGGGTCGCTGCGTACCATCCGTAAAGGGAACAATCGCGGTGGCCTCTACGGCCAACATCTCGCCCTCGTACTGGTAGGGGCGGCAGCGGAACGTACGGAGCTGGATGCTCTCGCATTCCATCGTACCAGCCCCCATGCGCCGCAGATCATCCGCGTTGCGTGCTGCATTCGGGTCATACCCGGCGGCTTTCATGTGGTCCAGAACCGTCATATCAGGCAACCTCCTTTCCGACAACATTCAGGCAGATGTAGAACCGGCCATCGAGGTCTTCAACCTCCCAGAAGTAACCGCCGGTGTACTTGCCATCGGTCAGCGCCTTGTCCTGCCAGAAGCCTTCCTTGATGCACTCCGTGATGGTTTCCTGCCAGCCATCAAAGCGCTCATCCCCGGCCAGCGCCTTGAAGAAGCGGTTGACCGCGGTCTGCCACATCTTGCAGTCGGTGATGAGGTCAGCGCAAACCATGCCGTTCGGCTTGTTCACGATGGCAACCAGATCGACGTCCTGCCGGTGTTCGTCCTGCTCGAAAGCCTCGAAGCTGCTGTATTCTTTCACCTTCAGCATTTCTAAATCCTCCGTGTTTTGGTAAGTTGTTTTCTGTATCTTCATTCTAACTTACCGGTCTGGTAAGTCAAACGTATGCTGAAGTTTTCACAAAAAATTTTACGGTATTCCGAAGATACTTTATGGAGGCTTATCCTACTTTACGGCTGAACCTTTCCCAGAACTGCTTGGCGATGTAGGGGCTGACCGGGGTGATGGTATGATGCTGGCATCCAGAAAGCTGGTAGAGGACGGTGAAGTAGTTCCCGGCGGCATCCTCGAACAGCTCTACATAGAAGTCCTCAAACATCACGACCTTATTCGAGCAAAGCGATTCCGCCTTCCGGGTGTCATATCGAACGCCGTCTACGGTCTGCGCCACAGCAGGGCTGGTGCTGTTGCCCAGCTCCGGGAGGCCCGCACCGTTGGCATCACTCATGGAGACCTCATAACCAGCAAAATGCAGAGCCTTTGACAGCTCATCGAAGGTGAGCGAGTTGTTCTTCAGCCGCCCGCTGAGGTTCTGCGGGGTCCAGCCCATGTGTTCGGCCAGCTCTTTCTGGGTCTTCCCTGCTCCAGCAAGGGCAGCGCGTACCATGTCAGATGCTCGCATATCATCAGCCTGCCTTTCCAGCCAGAACCCGATTCAGCAGGCTCTCGTACATGATCTGGAGCATTTCACACTTGGCTTTCGCTGCGGCCAGCTCCGCAGCCATGTTCGGATTTGACGCCGGCGTAGACACCTTGACATCCCGGATGACCGGAACTTCTTTCGTGACCTCCACGATTTTCTCTACGGGCTTTCCAACTTCCAGCTCCAGCGAGATCAGCATTGCAACCTCCACGTTGGTCATCTCTGCCGGGGTCAGGTGGCCCTTGTAGCCCAGCAGGCGGTCAACCGATACGGTCGTAATCTGCTCACAGAGGGCAGTGCTTTCGCGCTCAGAGCTGCGGATGAGAACGTGCGTCGGCAGGTCTTTCTTCGGTTGGGTGGTCAGGTATACGACCTCTACCGTCTCTGAACTGGCGTTGTTCTTCTCGTTAGAGACGATGATTGCCGGGCGGCCTGCCGCCTGCTCACAGCCGGTGTAGTTGTCCTTGCTCACATACCAAATGTCGCCACGCTTGATTTCCATACTCTTACTCCTCCTTTGCCTGATGCTTCAGCTCGGAAGCATCAATGGTGATGCAGGTTGTGTTGGCGACGATGTTATCGGCAATCCCCTTTCCATGCTCATCCAGCAGGGACTCCAGCGAGGTTGCGGTGAGCCGCAGGGCGGCAACCATGAACGGGAAGTCCATCAGGTCATACCGGCTTACAACGCCCATCAGCTCTTTGGTCATCGCGGTGACGCACTCAGCAGAAATACTGCGGGCATCATCCGGCTTGTTTGCAAGCACTGCCAGCGTCATCCGCAGCGCATAGGGAATATTCTTGCTTTCCATCTTTCAATGCCTCCCCAGAAAAAATCTTGCCAGCCATACAACAGCCATCGCCCCGGCGAGTACCCAAAAGGCGGCGCAGAGGATGTCCGTGGCCGTTTCGAGCCACTGATCTATCACAATCAACCATGCCATCATCATTTTGCCTCCCCTCAGCCGAATACCAAATCGCCAAACAGTGCGTGTTGGACAATCTCGTCCGCACAGGTGGCATCAATCTGGCCGCAGTCAACGGAGCCATCTGTGCTGTCCACAACATCGCAGTTGGCGTAGCAATTTTCGAGCCACTGCTTAAATCCAGCGAGGAACTTGTCGAGATCGAGCATATAACAGGTTTTGTCATCCTCAAACGGTTCTTCGAGCCAAACGGCAAGCTGCCCACCGCGAGAAATCTGGTCGCTTGCGTACTCCCCAAGATACTTGCCCTGCACAACAACGCGCCTGCACCAGTAGTTGATGCCGCCCTCCAGCGCAGAAACCATGATGTCATCAACATCCTGCTGGGTCAGCCGAGCCGTAATCTCTGCATGAACCTCAAACTTCTTTTCATCGGTCATCTTTCTTCATCCTTTCATCAAATTGTCGGGTCAAAAATCAAGCCATCCCACTTGCCGTTCAGACGGTCTGGGTACTTCCCGGTCGGAACCATGTACCTGTCCGGGACTTCCGGCGGCAACGGCCGCTCGTTCCTCAAATCCATACCAGCGTCGAACATCGAGAGCTGCACGGTCTGGCTGGTACGTTCCCGCAGGAGCCGATACCAGTAGATGATGTGGTTCCGAACAAGGTTCAGATTCACGCCATCCGGCCATGCAGGGTCAGAACAGCCGTTCTTCTTCAGGTCATCCCAGTGCTTATACTCAGCGTCCAACTGCTTCCTGATTTGGGCTTCCGTCATCTTCTCAGGCGGGATATATGCGCTCATGTCAATCCCCCCTAGGCTCACAGCTTATTGATGCTGGTAACGCTCTTGCCGTGAGCGCGAGAATATCCATCCCACATCTGCCCACTGATTTCATAGGCCTCAAGCTCGGTATTGGCCTCTTCAATCAGCTTCATGTACTCTTTTTCACCTAAGCGTTCTTTTACCAGCGTCTTGAAAATCGCATTATGCGCATAGTTCAGCTGTTGATCTGCTGCTTTGCGGATAGCTTTCAGCTCACCGAGCTGTTCTTGTTTTTCGGCAAGGGCCTTTTTGGTTCGCAACCACCAATCAGTTCTGCGCTTCTGCTCAGGAAAGG